TAAGTTATAGAATTTACTATGCCAAGGATGGTTTAACTCGTAGAATTTTTATCTTTCGCGGCAACTGTACAGAATTTGAAATGAAAACATTGTTAGGATTAGGCTTTGTGTTTGCCAATGTTGGGAACGGTGATGCAAACATTCCTGACCAACCCATAAAGGAAGAACAAAATGCCATGGATTGAAAATGTAGCCGCCGCTGATATCCCAATTGGGTTCCATCACGATGCTGGCCCTAATAGTATGCTGATCAGTATAGTTGATCCAGCAAGTTGGCGGCCTGAAGCCAAACATCAATTCAAAGAGCGTCATGACTTTGAGTTTTTGGATGTAGAAGAAAAGGACGAAGTTCTTGAGGAAGAAATGAAGTGTAGTCATGAGCAAGCCGCAGAGCTTGTACGACTGCTACAACACGCACTAGACAATCGTATGAATGTGGTTGTGCATTGCTACGCTGGCATTTGCCGTTCGGGTGCAGTTTGTGAAGTCGGAGTCATGATGGGCTTTGACGATACAGAACGTTTTCGTAGTCCTAACTTGTTGGTAAAACATCGCATGATGAAGGCATTAGGTTGGACTTATGATGCAGATGAAAAGCCCAATATTGATGATTGGCGTACATTTAGGAGTATCGATTAATGCCAAAATGCTATCAACTAATTGGAGTTCCATGCGCAGGAAAAAGTACTTGGACTAAAAGCCAGCAATGGATTCTAGGCATGGAGTATGTTAGCACTGATCATCATGTAGAAGTGTATGCTGAATCTGTAGGTAAAACATATTCAGAAGTGTTTAAGGACTATATGCCTACAGCAGTGGATTTAATGGCCGCAGAAGTTGTAGAAGCTCGTACAGCAGGACGTGATATTATTTGGGATCAAACTAGTACTACTGTTAAAAGTCGTACTAGGAAGTTTAATATGCTTCCAGACTACTATCATATTGCTGTTGTATTTCGTACTCCAAGCTGGGAAGTATTAAATAAACGACTAGCCAGTCGACCCGGTAAAGTTATTCCAATTGATGTTGTGCAAGGTATGATTGATAATTGGGAAGAACCAACCAATGACGAAGGCTTCAAGGAGATTTGGCATGTCTAGAATTGAAACAGTAAATGGGCGTAACATTATGGTTGGATATGTTTGGCCGTTAGACGAGATTAAAGTCGGACAACGTTGGGCACAAGCAGACGGGTCTGACATTGTGTTTACAATCAAAGCTATGGAAGGACAGGATATTGTATTTGGTGATGATACAAATCATTTTACCAAACATTGGTTGGATTTTCAGACTAATTTTTGCAAAGTAATAGAATAGTTTGGCTTGACTAGCTCTCCAAACTATGTTATAATACTATATTAAACAACGAAAGGAGGGCAAGATGCCTAGTGTATTTTTAGTAAGCGACACGCATTTCGGACATACTGGCGTCTGCCGTTTTACCCGTAATGATGGTGTTACAAAGTTAAGGCCGTGGGACAGTCCTGAGGAAATGGACGAAGCAATGGTTAAGGCGTGGAACGAACGGGTAAAGCCCACTGACAAGGTCTACCATTTAGGCGATGTTGTGATCAACCGTAAAGCGTTAAGCATCATGCGCCGCTTGAACGGCGACAAGGTGTTAATCCGCGGTAACCACGATATCTTTAAGGACGAGGACTATCGTGCTCACTTTAGGGAACTTAGAGCTTATCACGTTATGAACGGTATGATCCTTAGTCATATTCCGTTACACTCAGATTCAATGGGTCGTTTTGGTGTTAACATTCACGGTCACTTACACGCAAATCGTGTACGCAAGGCTCGTGGCGTAGATGCTAAAACTGGCGAAGTTTTATACAGCGATGAAATTGATCCACGCTATCATTGCGTTTGTGTGGAACAAACTCCGGACTTTGCTCCAATTTTGTTCGAAGATGTCATTAAGCGCATTGAAGAAGAAGGCGGAAGCATCGGATTCAAGAGTGGAAACGGACCTACTATGTAATAGTAGTAGTTTAATAGGGCCTTAGGGCCCTATTTTTTTGACTTGAGCAATCGGCGCAATAGAATAAATACAGTATAAGAAACTGGGCACTTACCCAACAAGAATACTGCGGAGATTTTCAATGGCGCTACAAATAAGACGTGGAACCGAATCAGATAGAGTAACACAAATTGCCAATTTTAAGGCTGGCGAATTAATCTATACTACTGATAATAAAGAGCTTTGGGTCGGAGCTGGCGGGTCTATTATGACTAAAATTAACATGGTAAAAAGTGTTAATACCCAAACAGGCGATGTTGTACTAACAACAGATCAAATCACACAAGGTGCTACAAACAAATATTACAGTTCTACTCTGGCAAAAACAGACGCAGGTTCAGCTTTGGTAAATGGCAATGGTGGTAATACCGGAATCACATTCAGTTATAATTCGGGTTCAAACACTATTACAGCAGTAGTTACACAGTTGGGCGGATTGACAACAGTTTCAAGCGACACAAATCCATCGTTGGGCGGCAATTTAAGTTTAAATACTAAAAATATTACAGGCACTGGTAACATTAATATTTCTGGTAGTGTTACTGCTACTTCTCACGTTGGCCCAGTAACTACAGACGCAATTACTCCTGCTACTTCTTTAATAGTTTATGGTGCTAGTGAAATTCCGTTATCTATTAGAGGTTTAGTAAATCCTAATGCAGTATGTCTTGACATCAATTCGTTTAAGGGAACTGCAATATCACCGACTAACATTCTAGCTAACGACCAAGTTGGATCGTTTAGAATTTCAGGATACTATAACGGTTCTTATAAGTTATCATCGTCACTGACCACTGTGCTAGCGGCTGACGCTGATATAGCAACAAACTTCCCGCACTCAATTATGTATTTTGCATTGGGTAACAACAGTGCATCATTAAGCCCATCGGCAACATTAGACGGCGCTGGAGTTTTCAAAGCACCTGTATTTCAATTAACATCGTATGCAAACGATGCCGCAAGAACTGCGGCTATTCCAACACCTGTTGCAGGGATGATGGTATTCATGGCTTCTGGAACAAGTCCATCAGTAACTAACAAAGCTGTTATTTACAATGGCACAGCGTGGGCATTGCTACCAGGTTAAAGTATTATAATCTAGTAGCAATATAAATATTGCCATGATAACTGGCATAAATTATTCACCTTACATAGATTTAGAAGATCACATAGATTTGAAATCATATGACGAACTACACGCAGAAATATGCGCAGGGTTTGTCAAAGCTAACCATCTAATCATTGATGGATCGCATATAATTAATGATGGCTCGATTAGTACAGGTGATTTCAAACCTTTGTATGAAGCATATAAAGAATTACAATCCTTACCTGATACTGATCCACTTAAACTATCGGCCCAGGGGCTCGACTACAATCAACTCACAACCTATCTAAAATATGCATTTGGTGGATACGACTTGTATTCACGGTATGTATTATTTGAAAATTGCAAGGAAGACATCGTGCTAGGTGATGTTGCCGAGTATTTTCCTAATATAATAAAATGGGTAACAGGTCTGAAAGGCCCTATATTTAAAAACATACATGGCGCTACATTCTTTCTATTAGAAGCAGGTGGTATTCCTTTCGAGCATTATGACCCGGTTGATAAAATAGAAAATATCAATTCAGTTCCGGAATTTGTACACATAAAAACAGACCTTGATAGACCGTTTTATCTTATCAATCCAATATCTAAAGACAAAACATATATAAACACTCGAGCTTCGTGGTGGAACGAACGAGATTGGCATGGCGGCGAACCGATCTCTAAACCAACTTATACATTCAGAATCGATGGAGATTTTACTGAAGAATTTAAAAGTAAAATCTTAGGAAAGAAATAATGAAGGGAATCGGAGGTCAACCTTACATAGATATATCTGATTATGTAGATATAGAATTGTTTGACGAATTACAGCCAAACATTTTTAAAGGAATCGCTCTTGCAAAGCACCTGGCACAAGTAGGCAACTTAGAACTTGCGATGAGCAATTTAGATTTAAACGAATACAATTTTAAACCTTTAATAGAATCGTATCGAGAGTTTAAAGAATTACCTAGCACACATGATATTAAAATAAATGGTAGGACTTTTGATACTAATCAACTAGCTACTTATCTAAAATATGCACTGGGCGGATACGACTTATATGTAACATATCACAAAAATTTATTTGAACAATATTTTCCGGAATTGTTAGAGTGGATTAATCAGATCCACATATTCCAATCCATAAGCGATGCATATATAATGACTTTAGATGCGGGAGGTATTGCATTCGAACATCATCATCCACCGGTAGACGATAAAGACATATCAAAGCCAAGTGAGTTTGTGCATATTAGACCTAATTTAGATCGACCTTTTTATGTGAGAGATTCTACAAACAATGAAAAATATTATATCGATACACGAGTTGCGTATTGGCATGATCAAGATAGGCACGGAGGGGACGCGGTGTACAAACCATCTTATTCAATACGGATAGATGGAGTATTTACTGAGTCATTTAGAAAGGATATATTCAAAAAATGATTAAGGGTATCCAAGGCCATCCATATATTGATTTATCTAGCATAGTAGATCTTGCAGGATTCGATAGATTACATCCAGAGATATGCAGAGGATTTGCTATTGCAAAGCATATCGCACCATGTGGAATGTTATACGCACCGGAAGAATATCTTAACTTAAAAGTTTATAACAATCAGTTTAAAATGTTATTTGAAGCATATAATGAATTTGCAAAACTTCCAGACGATCATGCTATCAAAGCAAACGGCAAAGATTTAATAGAGAACGATCTTGTCAAATATCTAAAATTTGCACTGGGCGGTTATGATTTGTATTCGTTTTATGTAATTTGTGATTTTGAAGAGGGCTGGAGAACGAATCCAGAGATGATATCAAAAAAACCATTAGCAGATTATTTTCCAGGAGTTATTTCCTGGATCAACGATCTTATAGAACAACAAGTATTTTCTCATATAGGAAGAGCTACATTTTTTGTACAAGAAGCGGGTGGCGTGTCATTTGAACATCACGATCCGTCTCTAGATCCTGAGAATCCAGATGTAACTAGCGAATTTATTCATGTAAGATTAAACATAGATAGACCATTTTATGTTCGCGATTCAGAAACTTTAGAAAAAATTTATATAAACACTAGAGTAGCATATTGGAATGATCAGGATTATCATGGCGGCGATCCAGTATTAAAGCCTTCTTATTCATTTAGAATAGATGGAACATTTACTGATAAATTTAAAGATAAATTAAATGGATTATAAAATCATATGTACAGGAAATCCAAGCAAGGCAGGAATTCCTAACGCTATCTATAAAAGTTTTCCTGATACAACATTTGTATCGTTATCAAACGGATATGATTTAACACATAAAAACGGACAACAGGCATTTAGAAATATAATAAAAGATTTTAACGTATTTGTTAATGTCGCCCAGTTATCAAACAGCTCACAAGAAACTCTATTACGTATAGCATATGAGGCGGGTATGCAAGGGCATGTATTCAATATTGGAAGTATAGCAGAACATAAACGCTGGGAGTGGTACGATGTTGATTATACTAATGAAAAACGAAATTTACGTGAAGCTAGTTTAAATTTATGTTCTGAATTTTTTAAAACTACACATATCGTAGCAGGCGGTTTTCAAGACTCAACTTCATTACATCCGGATAGAATGGATCCAGAGGAAATCGTCAACGCTATAAAATATGTCTTAGGGTCAAAAGTAAATATTCCCATCATTGGTATAGAGAAGATAAATGATAAAGAGATGGAAGAACAATTAAAGGTGCAACATGGTAAAGTATAATATACACGAAAACGGCTGGACCGTAATATTAGAAGATTTTGATTTTAGCACAGCTACACAAGATGACATTAATCATATAGCAAGATTGATAGCGTCTAATACGCTAGTAGTTGCAAGGAATCAACAATTAACTATTAAAGATGAAGTTCGAGTTGCCGAAATGTTCAAAAATCCGCAAAGATTTTATCACGACGACGAAACAAGCCCTGACTATAATTTTAAAGGTTGCGAGATTCCAGGAGCTGATCGATTATTCCTAAGAGTAACTGCTGAGCTTAACGAAGATGGATTACCGGGAATCGCTGGCCATGCAAGTGAGATGCATTGGCATTCAAATGACCAAACTACTCCTGATCGCAGGCCCATAGTATGGTTATATAGTGTAAAAGGTTCTAGAGGTTCAAGAACATCCTGGAATAATAATATTATGTCTTACGAAGAACTCGATGAAGATAAAAAGCGATTACTAGATCCGTTAAAATTAACTGTGTTAAAAAATGTATCGTTACGCGAAGATGAAGAAGACGGCAGTGCCCGTATAGACGATTACTGTCCTAGTCTAGTAATGGAAAATATTGCTGGCAAAAAAGGAATGTATTTTCCATTCTTGCAAATATCAGGATTTGAAGGGCTACCGGAGGAGCAAAGCAGAGAAATTATGGACTGGCTTGCTCCCTATACTATACAAGAAAAATTTTGTTACCATCATGACTGGGAAGACGGCGATGTTATTCTAACAGAACAATGGTTAGGAATTCACAAGCGATGGGAATTTGAAGAAATTGAAGGACGGTTATTACATCGAGGAGCGTGGGATTTTCCTGAGCAAGATTATAAAAATTAAGGCAAGTCGTCGATGACAATATATTCGCCGGTAATGTTTTGTTTTAGGGCCGCATCGTTAATAAGTTCTTTCCATTCATCGAGTCCGTCGTGCCTTGCTATGATTATGTGCATACGGTCTTGATTACTAGTATTAACAACACTATGATCATATCCTAAATTCATAGCATACACTCCTCCTTGCTCCATAATTAATTCTTCGCCGTCTCCCCATATCCATTTGCACCCTACAGGGTTGTTTAGTGCAACGTTAATATTTTCAATTAGCTTCATACTAGAGTCATTGTGTAAAGCAATACTACCTCCAGCACGTAACAACATAAATCTGATACGTCCGTATTTTTTACAAGGAAATACTTCTTTAAGCCACTTGGTTGTGACAGGACACAGATCTGCAATTTCTGTCCATACATAGTCGTTGCTGGCATCTTTACCTTTCTTGTATCCGTAGTCACTCCAGTTTTCGTGCTTATCCCATCCAAGGCCATGTATAGTCAAACTTTCCCATCCTTGATGCCCGTAGTCTCCTCCGCGATGCGGCGTAAAGTTATCTATAAGCGCAAATGCTTCTGCTAGCATTTCATTATAGGGTAACGGTATGTCTAATTTTAAATAGCGACCGGCGGATTGAAAATAATCTCTCATTGTAATATCCTTACTGCACCAGTTATAGGACAATAGCTACGCCAATTTGATGTTTGCCAAGGCGGCGCATTAAATTCATTTATATCCCAAAGATTAAAATCACCAACTCTGCCAAATTTAATTTTTTCGTGTTCTGATAAAATTGGTTGATATATGTGACCTAGTCTTGAAGGGGTATATAACCAGATATCTGGATTTATCTTTTTTAATTGATTTATAAAAGCGTTTTCTCTAGCCACTCTAAAATTTACAGGAGAAAAATGTGCATATGGTACATGATTAAAAGCATCACTAACATTTACTAGTGTAGATTCATTAGGCTGTATAAAAGAAAAATCGTTATTAGCAAACAGATCTGTTAAAACAAAATCAAATTTTAATTGTTTAACTTTGTTCCAAGTTTCCTGAAAGGTATCAAATTCTGTTTCAAAGGTTGCAAACCAGTCTCTTATCCTACGCTCGTGATTAATTAAATCTAAATGATATTTGTTAGGTACAAATTTTAATTGTTTCATGTAAAAAGTTGCATAGTCGGTACCGTCCCAATCTTCTACTAATGCTTTCATGAAACTCAATACAGTATAACTAATATCTATAAATGTTATTTTTGTAGCTTCGTGGTATCCTAATCTAGTTATACTATGTACCCAATTTAATCCTGTTCCTGTTGTAACGAAATGATCTAGCTTACCTTCGGTAATAGATATATGTTTAGGTAAGTTATCACTGTTCCACGGAGTAACCATAGTGTTACATATCAATGCATAGTTAAACAGTTCAGGAGAGCTTCTAAAAAATACATGATCATATTCATAATAAAAATATTTTTTATTATTACGAATATCATCTCCTACATCACAGAATATTGCATTATTTTTTAAACCGTGTTCGATAAAATTCCAACCATGACGTTTATGTTTATACACCCGTTCTGTTGTACCTTGTTTAATCCATACTGGAATTTCGCTATCGCCCTGGACACATTCTTCGCTACGCACAGGTTCTATTTTAGTATGATTTTCATTCCACGATACTTGCCCCATATCCGGGCATCCTAGTCTTCTATACTCTTGTAAATTTACAATAAAGAATTGATCATGTATTTCGTAATATGCATCACCGCGTTCAAGTATATGCCCTGCTACTGTAAAATGTTCTTTACATTTGGTTTCAACAGACTTGATGATATTTTCAGTTAGTCCAGGATGTGTGCCTGTTATTACAACAACTGCATGGGAATAAAACTCATCCCGAGATGCACGTCTTAATAGACTGTCCGAATCACTGTTAATTATTATATCGTAATTTTTATTCAGTAGCATTGAAAGAAAGAAGTCGCTAATGTTCCTTGCTATTTCTTTAGAATATGTTCCAGACTGGTTATCAATATTATCTAAAACACAATAAACTAACTTTTTCTCTTTTTTAATATTATAATCCATTTTCATCCTTGCTTTCAACATAGCCAAAACCCCAACGTCTCTCATAGCACCACCAACACGTTTTACAATGAGACCCTGGATGTTTATCGTTTTCACAACTTCGGGTTACCGGTAGTAAGGTATTTTCAACGCCCAATGCTCTATATAGCTTTGCTATATGTTGTTTGTTATGATTAAACAATGGAATATAAGCACGACTATCTAGTGTTAATTTATCAACTATCCTTCCGTCAGTTGTAAGGGGAACTTGTGAAAAATCTGTAGCAACTTCTACAGGAATACTAAACCCAAACAATGGATGCTCTGTTTCATCTGACCTAAACTTATTATGCCACTCGGGCTGTTGTCCTGGCCATGTAGACCATTCTGTTTCTGGAGGAAACTTAGTTAGTCCTAGATACACGATATCTACTTCTTTGCTGTCTAGTGCTACTGTTAACATATTGATATAAAATTCTGCTGATTCGTCCGGTTCTACATAAGTCTTATGTATAGTGTAATTGGTATTTCCGCTAAGTTTTGAACACATAGCGACTACAGCATCAAAGTGTTTTTCTAAAGTAGGTCGACGCCATTCGGCCATCATATTATAAATGTGTATATGATTTTTAATATTTGACATTAAAATATATAACAGGACAGCACTATCGGCACCACCACTAACGCCAACACCAACAGGCCCGTTTTTATACAAGCCGATGCTAATTCCGTCTATACTAATATAATCTAAATCCACTATCCCCACCTTTTATGTTTTGCTAGCTCTTCGTAAAACTTTTCAGGATATAACTGCCACACAGTTTGTTCTGTTCCTCTGTATAGCATTTTTTTAACACGTTGCATTTGGCCACTAGCTTCCATTGCGGGCCCAAATATTCTATGAACAAGCCGTTGCGTTCCTGTACTACTTTCATTACTAGTGATAAACAACTTACTGCCTTTTGGTGCCCATTCAATACAAGCTGGTATTAAAAACTGACTTGTAATGTGCTGATGTGTTACAATCTGATTTTTCGTGCGTAGTGTATCCATTGGTAACATATCGCTGAAAACACAAGTACGTGCGGCTATACGATAACAGTTATCGCCCATTTCTGGAAAACTGTGTGCGGCCACACTACCTACGGCTCGATTGTTATAGTAAAGAATCCACACGCACCATTCTTTCTCTTTGGCTAGGCTATCTACTAGCATTTTCTGACTAGCATTATTTACAAAACCTTTAGTACTAGCCGTAGAATAAAAGTCCGCCAGGTCTAAGTCAGGATCCCAAATGATCATTTTGTACATAGCAGTTATTTCCTACAAAAGAATGTACAGAAACACCAGTACGAATTAACTATTTCGATATTTTTAAAACCTACTTTTTTAAGAGTATCCAGGTACCATTGTGCATTGTCGATAAACATAGCACCAATCAATGCTTCTTCTTTTTGTTTTATTTCTATGCTAGACACGCCCTGGTTTCTTTTCCAATCGTGATATTTTTTTATAGCGTAGCTATCCAAAGAAACTTTCTCCGATAGTAAAAATATCCCATTATCTTGTAATCTATCAAATATATTTTTTAGAATTTCTTCTTTGTTCTGATTAAAGTGTAAAGACCAATTGGCAATAATATAATCAAATTTAATATCTGGTAGTGTACTAGAAATTTTAAACTTATCTGTAGTAGACTTATCTATCATTGCTTGATTAATTTCAACACCGTATAAATTTTTAAAATTTCTGCTGGATAACTTTTTTAAAGTATTTCCGTTTGCACTGCCAAAATCGCATATAACAGCATCAGAGTCTAATAGATCGCTAGCTATGTCGCATGATAAATCTAATACTGCTGAGTAATTGGGTATATGGCTTAATACGTGAGACGAATATATCTCTGCAATATGTTCATCAAATTTCCACATTTGATATACCTTTAATAGCTTCAAACTCAACTCTTGATAAAGGTAGCTGTTCACTCGACTTGTTGAATCTTACAATAAATCTTTTATGAACACTGTGGGTTATTGTATCTGGCTCTGCTAGATAACTAAAACCGTATTCGGCAGGAAATTCTTTTTTTAATAATTCATAACCAGTAAAGTCTTCTGTAAACCCTAAATGTTTAAAAAACATTTTTAAAAATCCTAAACTGTACAGTGCATTGACATAGTCACCGGGAACATATTCAACAAAGTAGTGTTCATACTCTGCAAAATTATCTAACTCTTTTAACTTGTCTGCATCTATTTGAGTTAGGACTCCTGCATCGGCAAGAAGTTCCTTCAACTTATAATAAGATAAATTTGCTGGCACTCCTGATTCAATTATAACAACATCTGCTATCTTGGATAATTTGGCTAATATTTCTAAACCGTTCTCGGTGATGCCATTTAATACACGACCCAAAAATACTACATCAAAATGTTTTACATTTGTTTCAATAAATTTTTCTATGGAACTATGGACAATATTCCAGGACTTATCGGCAAAGAATTTTGTTAATAGTAGGCGCGATTCTTCTACAAAATAATCTTGTATTTCTAAACCTACGTACTCCTTAGCACCATTATACAATACGTAAGCACCTGCCTGGCCAAATTGAGATCCTACGTCTAAAAATGTTTTACCTTGTATATCATTCGGATCTATATATGCAGAAAATCTATGATGTAGACCTTCAGCCGTATATGCTGTATCACCGTCTAATTTTTCACTAGGAGCAAATTCAGGATATAGGTTAAACACATTTGTCATATATTAGATAATCTTTTTTACTTTTTCAATAAAATCTACAGGATAGTTAGTTTTAAAACTTTCCCAACATAGTCGATCCATAGTTTGCCACGACTGCGGTTTGTCCCACTCTATTCCTAAACTGAGAAGATATTTATTCATCTCTTTTTGACGATTGCCATGTATATGACTTTCTACATCTTTGATGCTTACAAAGGGTTCTGTTTCATGGTATGTAAAAAAATAATTAATACTTTTAAGTTTGCCATCCACAACAAAATAACTACTAGGGTGCATACTATATTTGTGTAGTCCTAAACTCTTATGAGCTTGAATTATGTCTAACATTTGTTCTTGCCAATCGGAGAGTACGCTATCGAAATTTGCACTGTTACATCCTGCTTGTTCCCAAAAGTCTGGGCCATCTATTTCTAAAAATAAACGCTGTTTGTCTAATTCAATGTTGATAATTTTAGGAACTAGTTCAGGATATGCATTACGCATTTGAGTTAGATAGTTAACTTCGCGTAACCATTTTTCCTCCATCAACTTTGGATCAACTACTTGATTTTTTCCTTGATGATATTCACTGTCGTTATAATACCATTGGCAGAACACTTTTTTATCTTTACGTATTAGGCTTGTATAAATTAAATTGTTTCTGCTGGGTTCTTCGCCCGGAACGTTGTTATAGTAATAGTCAAAATCTAGCACTCTAATTCCCCTCTACACACTAATTTATGCTATAAATAGATGCATATTAACGAATATGGAGTAACGGAATGGACTACAAATTAGCCGAAAATGGATGGACTGTTATAATCGATGAGTTCGATATGGAACACGCTACACAGGCAGATATAAACTTTATTTGCAAATTAATCAGTCGCCATACACTAGTTGTTCTCAAAAATCAAAAAAAGTTAAGCGTTGAAAAACAATTAGAAATCATACACATGTTTAAAGATCCATCTCCGCTGTTTAATCCAGTGGATCAAAATTTTATAGACACCGCAGTTGATCCGGATGGATTGATCTGTAGAGTAACAGCAGAAAAAAATGAAAATGGTAAAACAGGTATTGGTGCAAATCCTGAAGATTTTGATTGGCATGCTAATGTTACTTGGCGTAAAATACGCGAGCCAATTATCTGGTTGCACGGAATTAAAGGAACAGAAGGTTCTACAACAAGTTATAATAACAACGTATTGACTTGGAAAGAGTTACCTAAGATATTTAAAGATAAAATTAGAGATTATCAGCTAATTATTACCGGTGGTGTGCGTCATGACGGTACTCCTATCTTTGCAAGAGATGACGAAAATCGAAATGAGAAATTTAATCATCCGTTAGTGTATACAAGTCCGTTAACTGGTCAGGAAGGTTTGTATTTTCCGTACTTACAAGTTAGAGGATTCGTAGATGTGCCCCAAGACGAAGCAACTGAACTGATTAACTGGCTTGGTGCATATACTACTCAAGAAAAATATGTTTACCATCACCACTGGCAGGATGGCGATATCGTGTTGGGTGATCAGTGGCACGGCATACACAAGCGTTGGAAGTTTGTTGACTTAGAAACTAGAGTTCTGCATCGTGCGGCTCTCTATTATCCGGAACAGGATTACAGTGTATAAAGTTGAAACATTATCGTTGTGCGAAGATTGCTATAGACACATTCCTGCTATAAGATTTGAAAGAAATGGGCAAATATGGCTAGGTAAGAGTTGCAAATGGCACGGTTACAAAGAACACTTGGTTGAGCCAGACGGTGAGTTTTATTTAAATTACAATTATGCAAGAAAGGCATTGACTAGTTATTTTTTAGATATAACTAATCATTGTAATTTAAACTGCCCTCATTGTTACCAACAACCGGATAACAAAAGTAAAGATCCTAGCATTGACTACATTATCAGTTTAATTAAGTCTTACCCAGACGACGGATATCCAATATCTTTAGTAGGTGCAGAGCCTACTACCAGAAAAGATTTACCCGAATTGATAAGAGCTATAAATGCATTGCCTGGGAAGTCTCGTGGCATAATGGTTCTAACTAACGGTGTCAACTTAGCAGACGGTGAATACACTTCGCAATTCAAAGAATTCACAAATGTTATGTGGACCATAGGATTGAATCATCCGGACTATCAAGGACATACTGTTCGACGTAAACAAATGGCTGGGATTAAAAATTGTGTAGAGTCTAAATTAGTTATTAAAAATATTAGCTATACATTGTTAGATCTTACACAATTAGAATATTGTATGGAAGAAATACAAGAATTTGGAAATGGTATTTGCCAGCAGTATCGCATACGTTGTGGCGCTGACATTGGCCGATTTCCAGGCGGCCCACAGATATTTTTATCTGATCTAATAAAAGCAGTTAAGGCGATATGCGATCAAAAAGGATGGAGTTATAGAACTGATCCAATGCATGGAAATAGAGCACATTATACTGTGTTTATTAATGATATTATGATTAAGGTTATACAGTGGCCCGATGTTAAAACTTTAGATTTAAAAGAAGTACAAACCGAAGCCTTGGCAGACATATTGCCTGGCAAGCCTCCAAGCCCGTTAGTGCATCAAGTCATACTAAGAGATCAAGCAGTTAACAAAGGTTTACCGCTATACGACACGATACCACAAGAATACATAGACAATTATGGCAATATTAGGGATCAATAAACAGGCGTACTACAATATGGAGTCGTATTTAGATATGACAACATTTGATCAGTTACAACCGGAAATAATTAAGGGATTTGCAGAAGCAAGACACTACGCTAAGGAAGGTACCTGGATGAAACCAGGTTTTACATTTGACGACATGAGCTATAAACCTCACTGGAAGCCTATCTATCAGTCCATGGATGAATTTATGGCGTTGCCTAAAGATGATCCTATATATCAGGCTGGCATAAAACTAATGCCTACGAATTTCAAAAACTTTCAACAACGCAATGTCTTCACCCGTTTCTTAAAAATGGCCATGGGTGCGTATGATCCCTACATTTACTATTACTTGTGGGAAGAAGGATCTTGGGACGACAGAACTGCACCTCGCAAACTTACTCCTGAAGCACAATATTTTCCTGGTACAGTCAAATGGGTTGAAAATCTAGTGGGCACAGTATTCAAAGAAATTGGCCGTGTTATATTCTTTCACTGTGAAGCAGATGGTATACCATTTGAACATCGCGACTTAGATGCAAAGAACGGAATGAATCAAACATTTCCGCATCGCAATGAATTTATTCACATACGTCCTAATACTAAAAAAGCGTTTTATCTCTGGGATCCGGAATCAAAGAACAAAACGTATCTTAATACTCGTGCGGCATGGTGGAACGATCAGGACTGGCATGGTGGTGAGCAGATAATGGAACAAAGCTACGGACTACGCATAGACGGCAAGTTTACAGAAGAATTCCGCAAGACATTAGGAATTGATCATTTAGAGACATACTAATGAACTACATAGGAAATTATTCTCCTTGGATAGTACAGCAAGGTATTATGGAACACATAAGATCCTGTCAGGGCGATCGTACTCCTGTATGGCAACCCGACAGATGGAGTGGCAATCCAACATTAGAAAAATTTAAAGAAATGGCTCGTCCAGGTTATTCAAGCAATGCCTTTTTCTTTCATCAGATGAATCCAGGTTCTAAAGAAATGCAAGATTTTAAATTTACATTGCCAGAGTTACCGGAGACACGCAGTAAAGTAAACTGGTGGTTTGTTATGTTATATCCCGGCGAGTTCCAAGCCATGCACGTAGATCCGCAATTGACAGAGGTTAGAAATTTTGTACGTTATACAATGTTTTTACAAGATTGGGAGCCTGGGCATATATTTGTATGGGACGACAAATACATATCGAATTATAAAGCCGGAGATATGTACGAATGGAACGACCCTATGACAGTACACGGTCCTGCTAACATAGGATACAACACACGTTATACTTTACAAATAACTATGTACGATCAATAACCTAGCAAGTGAAACATAAACTTGTTTGAAAGACTGCCGTTAATACCATTATGCCAATCTCTGTGACTATTCCATAGTAGGATAGTTCCTTGAGGTTTGTCATAGTGATAATCATTACCTAGTATGAATAGCTGTCCTGTACTAGGCTTACTTATAAACACAGAGTAACGTTTTATTTTGCCGTGCGTTAAATATTCTTGTTCGTTGTCGTCGACATCATAGTGATATCCTGTCATATACCCAGGCTCTACACAGCTAATCCAGCTACGTAACGGAGTAACACTTACTTGCTTGGCAATCTCTTGTTCAAGTTCTTTAGTGTCATAGTAGTTTGTCCATTTAACGCTATCAGTATTAAAGTTATTATCCTTCCATAACTTTAATATTTCTGAATATTCCGGATTGTTCATATTCCACCGTGCAGGATCAACAGTAACTACTTGACCGTCTTTGAGATTACCGATCACTGAGTTCCAATCAATCATTAGGAGCGATCTCTTTAAACAATTCAGGAAACGGTGACACTGGCCAAAATGCATTTAGGTGTTTTGTTAGTGTGATTTTAAAAAACTGTTTAAAATCGATTAATCCGTTTTCTGTAGAATCGTCGAATCTATAGGCACCTTCTCGTCCAATTATTTCTTCAATTATTCTGCGTTCAACAAATCGTTCGCTGTACGGTATAACAGAATAGTAATCGATAGTTTTTAGTTTGCCTGTTTTAGAAATATAAAAACAATGTGGATAAAGCGACATTTTCCAGCAGTTTTCGTTTTTAATATTTTTTACAATCTTGGCAATTTGTTCTTGCCAGTCGGGTAGTTCTTCGTCTAAATTCCTTTCAGGATTAAACACTATTTGTGATAATGTCTCTTTATTCCATTCAATAAAAATTTTTCGAGTCGCTAGATCCACTTCATAAATTTCCGGAGTCGAATCTAGATGAGCGAGGCTCTTTAGAAATTTGACTTCTCGTTCAAAGAACCAGTTAATTACATCTTCAGATATCGGAGTTGCATATTTTCTATAGTTAAGGTCACTACAGTAATGCATACACATAACCGTTCCTTCGGGATTGATTGTAGGTGTGTACAGAAGGTTAGAATCCGACGGCGCTCCGTTAGGTTTTAATTTGTGATAGTAAGTCCAATTTGTAGTATCAAATGCCATAGTTTATTTTGTCCAACTTAATTTTTTATCAATGTAATTTTGCACGAATTGTTTAAATTTTAAATCATCAGTTTTCACACTAGTAACTTTTTTATCGTATATGTCTTTATAATCTGTTGTTTCGTAGTAGGTAAAGAGTCTATCGGATAAAAATGGATTGCATCCACGTAGCCCTTTAAATCCGTTATCGGAATAAAACTCTTTTACAAGTGCTTCGGCTTGATACCAATCCATAGTGTTGTGACTCCATATGACAACATCGTTTCTAGTACTGCCCACTCCTCCGCCTTGCGGAGTTGTAGATTGGAATACCACGCTACCTGACGAATCTCTAGTAACTGTATATCCTGGATTTTGTCTTGCGTCCAATTTAACTAATCCGTTGTCTACCAGTTCTTTAGTAAACTTACTCTGATTAGTAAGTGTCTCGTCGTAGTCAGGAACTTCTAGTATATGTGCAGATGCACTTTGGCGAGCCCATGCAGTATTCAACCAATCCAATGACTTGTGCCAAGACTCAGGAGTTTCTCCAGGTATACCACATATCATCTGTATGTTTGCTCTGAATAATTTAGGAGCATGTATATCAGTATATTCTTGAAATTCTAACAAACCTGCTTGTAGCTTGTCGGGATCCATGCCTTTGCGTACAAGTTTACCAGCGGCATGATTAAATGTTTCAATGCCCATACTGTGTCCTAGGAAACCTAATCTTATATATGTGTCCCAATGTTCGCGATGTTTGACAACTAAGTCGCCGCGGGCGAAACCGCATATCCATGGATTGTACCCTAACTCATCAACAGCGTCTGCATACTTCTGCAATTTTTCAGGACGATCATTAAATGTTTCGTCCATCACACGCCAATTGACAAGACCCCACTTTTCATAGCCTGTTTGCATTTGTAGTTTAAATTGTTCTTTGCTAACACTAACATCCTTAGCTTGACCAATGATAGGAAAGTTACAGTAAGAGCAACTAAACATACAACCACGTGCTGTTTCAATTTGCGGACATTCATAAGACATCATAAAGTCACGAGTTTCGTAGTCTATCAAATAGCTGTCTAACGGAGCACTTGGATAATGATGTAATCCTCTTATGACTTTCTTACTTCCAAACAAAGCAGAGTCTGTCATTAAGGGTGCTCCTAGGGTTCCTATAAGATGTTTGCACAATGCTAATATGGCATTTTCGCCGTAACTGTCTACCCAGTAGTCTACATTTTCTGCCGGTGTTACTAGTGCATTATTACCACCGACTACAACTGGTATAGTAGGATACGATTGTTTAAGCCATCCAATGAATTCGTTTAAGTAGGGACTCCATGGATTTAAAAATGCAGTACCAAAACAAAACATCACTGTGTTTGTTGATGTTCGAGAACGTACCAGCTCTTGTAATTCCCTTAACTGCCAAAATGCTGTAAAGTCGACAACTTCTGCGTCCCACTCATTCATACGTAAGAAAGTAGCCACGCGATGCGGCCATAATGCACGTTCCCATCGCTTGCCTGTTAATGAAAATATTAATACATGATTCATACTATTTTAAACTCTTCTGGTAGCATACGTTTAAACGATTCTAGTTTATCTTGCTCTATGTTAAATTTTATCGATACAGCACCTTGTGCAAAGTTGTTTATAAATCCAGCTTTGTTTGCTTCATTGAACCACGGGCTCATTGTATTATCAAACAAAAATCTAGCATAGTTAGGATTATCCATACTAGTAACTAGTGCCACTTCGATCGGATCGTTTAGTTTATTCTTTTTTAATAATTTACGTACAACTAATTGTACTCTTGCTTTACGTCCAAAATTAGTAGCAGTATGTAAAAAACTAGCGTCCATATCATACCAAATACCATCTTGTGATAACGGATACATTATTTCCTGTACTAGGTTAATCAAGTAACTATTGTCTCCTAGTATATTCAAATGATAACGATCATCTATGTCAGCGTGAATTTGATAGCATTGATTTGGATCTAAAATTATTATCCTTGCCTCGCCCTTGCTTGCAGGTAATGAATTATAAAGTGTTTCCCAAACTGTACCTTTGTACTCGTCCTTTAATACCCACGGATCATAAAAGAAATCTCCCGTAGGCTGATTGATGGTCGTTTTCATACCCTGTTTGGGTAATTCTTGGCATGCCTTTTCGAATAGGGCAATATCAACTGTGTGTTTGGTAGGTGTTAGCATGAAATATTTATGTGCTAATATTATCATGTAAATAAAAGATGGACAGAATACGCCGGGCAACATCATATACTATAGACTGGTTAGAAACGGAAAGACCTCAACCCTTATCCGATTTGGCTATCGAACAATTACAACAAGATGTGCTAAATGGCAAAATAGACAAGGACATTACGAATCAAGTCTACACTAATTTTAAAAAAGAAATGACCGGGTGGATTCTTAGTAGTAAGTTGAATACTGTAACTGGGCTTGATAATTTTGACAGAGTTGATATTATAAACGGATGTACTCAGTTTATTGACAGCATTTATATGCAATGCCAACCGCAGATACTAGTCGGCGATTATAGATATCACGATAGACTAGGCAACTGGGGCACTAGGCCGGGCTTACTTAAAGAAAATATACCATTAGTAATTGCCATGCCATTTCCTAGCACAGGAGCAGTATATACTCAAATGGAGGAAGTATTAGATGAAGCGCAAGACAAAGGAATTAGTGTACATGTGGATGGCGCTTGGCTTACTTGCTGTCGCGGAATCAATTTTGATTTATCACATCCATCTATTAAGTCGGTCGCTATCAGTTTGAGTAAAGGACTAGGCTTAGGATGGAATAGAATTGGTTTACGATGGACTAGACAAACTGCTCCGGATAGTGTTACAATAATGAACGACTTCAATATGAACCTTAGAGCTCCGGCTATGATTGGTTTGCATTTTATTCGACGATTACAACCTGATTATTTATGGAGCAAGTACGGCGATATCTACAACCAAGTATGCAAAGATTTTGGATTAACTCCTACTCAAAGCATTTACCTTGCACTACGCAATGACCAGCCGGTTGGATTAAGCCCACTTATAAGATATGTTGCAGAACAGTAAAACATTTTGTATGCACCCATTCACCGGGCTTGCTACTAGAGAAGATGGCGCTATCCAAGTATGCTGTCGTAGCCACCCTATTGGTAATATAAAAGACCACACACTAGAAGATATTTGGAATAATGACACTATGCGTAGGATTCGCGGGCAAGTGTTATCAGGTGAAAGGCCGCCAGAGTGCGCACCATGTTTCAATTTAGAAGATCAGGGCGTTGAAAGTTTACGCCAACGACATATTAAAAACAACATTCCAGAATCTCGTATTACGTTATATCCTGATACTTTAGAGCATTTGCATCCTGAAATGACTATGCCGTTTAAGTTTCCCACTATGGAAATTAAACTTAATAACTTATGCAATCTTAAATGTCGTATGTGCCATCCAATGGATAGTACAAGCTGGAATGACTGGAAAGAAGTAGAAGAATTTTATATTAAAGAAAACAACTTTATGGTTAAGGCTATTGAAGATCTTAATCTAATGAACAAACCTTACTTAGATAAATTTGACGATAATCCTAACTGGTGGAAAAGTTTTGAAAAATTATTGCCGTATTTTAGACGTGTAGAATTTGCAGGCGGCGAGCCGTTGATGGATCCACAGCATTATCGTATCTTAGATATGCTTGCTCCATATGGCGATAACATAGAAATTAAATACGCTACTAACCTGACTATGCTAGGTAAAAGTAATCGTACAGTATGGCAATACTGGCCTAAGTTTAAAAGTGTTGCAGTTAATGTAAGTATTGATGGCATTGGTGATAGTTACGAATATGTACGCGGTAACGCTAGTTGGGCAGAGCTAGTGCATAACATTAAACAAGTACAAACTATTCCTAATGTAAGTCGTATAGTAGGTGCGGTAGCTGTGCAAGTTAGCAATGTGCTTATACTAGATAAGATGATTGAATTATTCCTTAATGAATTAGGCATTGTATTTTATACTAACATGGTACAGTATCCTAATGTATTATCTGCACAAGTTATTCCTAATGAGTTGAAATCACTTGCTGTAATTAAATTAAAAGCTGTTAGAGAATTAGTTCCGACTTTTAAATTAGTAAAAGAACATCCTATGTTAGAAGCGTTAACTTATAAACAGATTGATGGTATAATTAATTTTATCTTAGCAAAAGACAACACACACTTATGGCAGGATTGTATAGAATATAATCGCCGGTTAGATGTTACACGTAATCAAAGTTTCTTTGATGTAACTCCGGAGTTTAAACCCTATGCTTAAAGTTACTAGTAGATGGCCGCATCAAGGCAGTATTAAAATTGAATGGAACTTAGGGAAACGTTGTAACTACGATTGTAGCTATTGCCCTGCAAGTATACACGACAATTCAAGTCCGCATACTGATATAGAAATACTTAAACGTGCTGTAGACAAACTTGTAACACTAGGTAAGCCTATACGTCTTAGCTTTACTGGAGGCGAGCCGTGTGTACATCCTAAATTTCAAGAACTAGTAAAATACTGCAAGCATAAAGGTGTTAGCTGGATTAGTGTAACAACGAACGGCACACTTCCTTATGAATTCTATTCTGTTATAGAGGTAGATCAAATTGTATTCAGCATACATTTAGAGTTTGATTGGAAGCGTGTTTTCAATACTATAGAAAGTGTTGTAGATTTAACAAACAAAAAAGTTATAGCACAGATTATGGCACATCACGATCACATGGATGCTGTATTACAATTACGTGCTAGATGCCTGTTAGCACAAATTCCTAACACAATACGTCGTATACGATGGACTGAAGGCGATCATGATTTGTTTGATGATATGCGTTATAATGCAAATGATTTAAATTGGCTTAAGGAACAAGAAGCCACAGTAGAAGGTAATTGTGTAATCGACGACATAAAAGTTATTCACTCTAACGATGTAATAAAACTGCATCTTAACAAATACAAAGGTTGGACTTGCAACGCAGGTATAGAAAGCCTAATGATAAATTGGGACGGAGATGTACACAGAGCGACTTGTAGAGTCGGTGGTAGCCTAGGCAACATATATGAAGCTAGCTTCGTTGCACCTAGCGAACCCGTAACTTGTGACCGTAATTTCTGTACCTGCGCGGCAGACATTCCATTAAGTAAATATGCACCAGAAAACACTTAATCCGTCCAATTATAAAAGGCTATTTGCTTTTGGTTGTAGTTTCACAAGATACTACTGGCCAACATGGGCCGACATACTTGCTGTAGATATTCCTTACTATGAAAACTGGGGATGGGGCGGCGCTGGCAATCTTTATATTTTTAATGCTATTATGGAGGCGCATAATAAACATACATTTACTAAAGATGATTTAATTGTAGTAATGTGGAGCAATAAGAACCGAGAAGACCGATATGTCAATAATCAATGGCTTGTAACACCCGGATCGAATTTAGAAAAAACATATGGTACAGAATGGGTCAAGAAGTTTTATGACGAACGTGGTTGTATGATTCGCGATTTGGCAATAATACAAGCAACACAAATATTTTTAGATACACTAGACAGCGATTGGATTAACATGTCTATTAACACATTTGCTAACGGCAATCTAGATAAAATTAAAGCTACCGCACCTCAGTACATATCCGGTGAGGCAGATTGGAATCAAGAAGTAATATTACCATTGCATCAAGGAGCTATTTCGGATTTATTCATAAATCGAGATGTTATTAATTGTTACAAAAATGTGTTTTTAAAATTACAACCTTCAGTATTCAATGTACTGCAAGACACTAAAGAGTATAAAGCTCACCCAAGACCCAATGACGGAGACGGGCATCCTACACCTTTTGAGATTTTAAAATATTTAGATTTAATTTTTCCCGGAAATAACATAAGCAATAATGCAAGACTGTATGCATTAACGCATGAGCGACCACTGTGGGAAAGCAAAATAGACAAAGATATTTTTGAATCTAAATCTGCAAAAATTGTTAGACTATAACAAATTTGCTAATTCAGGAAATACTTCCTTAGCATTTAAATTACGAATAGCATCTAAGTTAACAACGTATTCTTTAAAATCAGGCAATAGGTGTGTATGATCCTCTGCTTGTATAAATTTTAAAATGCCTTCCCAACGTTTCCAACCGTAGGGATTATCTTTCCAAAAATTATCGTCTTGTCTATAGTTGTCCCATAGCCATTGTTTAAAATTGGCAAACTGTTGTACAATTTCTTCTTTATCTTTCTGGGGTAGTATTCTAGCACTGAGGAACGTAGGAATATACAATAAATGTAAGTTAATAATTCCGCCACCTGTTTCATATTCGTCAAGTGCAAATTTATTAATCTTCTTAAAGCCCTGTGTTAGTTTCCATTTGGCGAAATCAATAATGTGTTTAACATTGAATACTTGGACAGCACAGGCTATTGCACAATGAATGTTGTCCGGAGCATTGTCCATTAACCACAGGCTACGTTCTATCTCGGCCCACTCTGTAGGATAACGAATATAATTATTGCGTTCCATAACTGCATCTATGCTAAAGGCATAACGTACCTGTTTAAATTGACTCCAGACATTAATGATATCTTCATTAACAAATATACCATTACTATTATATCGCAGGCTAATATTTTTAGCGTATCCGCGTCGAATGATTTCATCTAAGAACCGCCTGTGTTCCTTAATCATCAAAGGTTCGCCACCAGCAAAGTATAATTGCGTGATGTTAGGAATTTGTTCAAATACATCGTCCCAAAATTCAGGCTTTTCGTACCATGTGTTATTAAATGATGGTTTATCAAAACTTATTTGTTTTATAACAATAGAGCTTTTAGTTTTTTCTACTAGCTTATCGTAATCTTGTAACCAACGACTACTATCATGCGGACTACACATAACGCATTTTAAATTGCAAGTGTGGCCGAGTCTTAAATCCAAGTATCGTATAACAGGAGGAACAGCACCAGTACTATCAGTGTCACTGATAAGTTTATTGAAATCGAGGCCATCACGATTCCACTCATACATTTCCCACAAACGTTTACTTACAACTCCGTTTGATTCTTCTTCGAAACATTTTGTACAACTAGCAGGAACATTTCCTTCTAGCATGGTTAATCTCACACTACGCATATATTGGTTGTTAAATGCTTCTAATGGTGTTTCGCGGCCAAAATTAGCAGGCTCGCCATCCTCTTTCTTAACCAATCCTACAGTATGATCTCCTGTATGCGCTCCGCTAGCATTAGTAACACAGCACAATCTAGCATCTCCGTTTGGCCGGGTAGCCAAATGTATCCATGGCAAGGCACAGAAGGTCGGACTTCCTGTTTTCTCTTCGATTAACTTAACGTAGGTTTTTATTTTATCTGACATTATAGTGCTATTATGGATTCTTTTATTTTAATAAAATCTTCAGTATCACGTGCCTTTGGTATACACATACCGCACCCACAACGTTTGTTAGGGCATACTATAAATTTATCTTTATCAGCAAGTCGTATTTTTAAATCCTCAAGCAACTGCTCGCTATCATCTAAATTGCCAATAGGACCTTTTTTACCGCCATACAATGCTTGGCATGTTTGGTGATGATATACTAAATTTGTTTCCTGATCAACATACAGGAAATACCAATCAACTAAGCAATTCCATTTTTCAAAATTAGTATTAATTAACTTAATAGGTTGCCACTCACCGTCGACTTTACCTTCTAAGCAACGCCCACCACAGCAGGCACGACCTATTTGATTACCATCAGCTACTGCCTTAGGTTTGCCTTGCAGTCCCATTTCATTCCAGAACCAGGCCTGTTGTTCTTCTGTATATTCATGACTAGTTCTACGATTAGTTCCATCTGCATCAATAAACCAACCTTTACGTGTAATTGCACCGTCTCCGATTGGACGAGGTTTGACATCAATGCCTTTGGCTTTTAGTTGGTTATATACACCTACTGTTTCTTCCCAGTGGTCAGCATGTAGCATTATATTAACTTGCAAATGGACAGTTGTTTCGGACAACAATAGAATATTTTTTACAGCACGTTCTTTCAATTTAGGATCTGCTTCTGCATGGTAACTTATTGTTACATGGTTAATTGACTCGACTATCTTTTTAGAATAGTTTTCACCCCATGCACCATTAGTAGTCAATCCTAAATAATAAAACTCCGGTTGTGATTTAATATAATCTAACAAGTCCCAAAAGTTAGGATTGGCAGTAGGTTCACCGCCTGTAAAGTTAATGTTGGTGTGGGTATCTTCTTTTCTATTAGAATTGTACAAGTTAGCCCACGATTGTATAAAATCAAAAGTTTTTTTAAACTCGTCTAGACTTTTAAAGTTGCTAGTGTTATTATGTCTGGAAGATTCGCAGTACGAACAATCGTAGTTACATCTTCTGCCAGTGTCCCATACTACCGAAAAAGATTGATTAGAAGCGTTACGGATCGCTGTTGTTTCAATCATAGCTCTGCTCTTTCAGTAAATTGATCAATTGGTTTGCTTAGTGTGTTGGTTCCACAAGCTCTGGCACAGGTTACCATTTTAGGATCTGACCAGTAAGTGCCCCAAACTGATTGATAAACATCTGAATCTATAATAGATTTTACGCTGTAGTATTGCGTATCAATGTTATCTATTCCACCAAAGTCTGCTATCATACTATTATATTGATCAACCATCACTTGGCGAACTTCCAATATAGATGATTCGTCTTCGGTATAGTTATACGGAGTACTTGCTAGCCAGCAACAGGGAAATACTCTGCCAAATGCATCTATATAGATCTCTCTATTTTTCTGTGCGTAACAATCGATAGTGCTGGCCGCAACTATTTGTTTATAGTTGTCAAGGACCTTTCGATCAATGAAAACAATTTTGCTTTCATTAGCTGGTTCAAGATAGTGTGTTACTTTACTTGTTTTATCAAGCACAGGAAATTTACTGTCTAGTACAAACCTACTGCTGTCTTTCATAACAAAACGTTGAAATCCCAAATCACTTGCAATAGCTTTGGCAGTATCTACTTGATGTGCATTGTGCTTGAATCTAATAAATGCCCATTCAGCTATTCCACCTGCTTTGATAAATGCACTGGCATTACGTAATATCTGATTGTAGTCGGTGCCTATTCGATATAAATCATGTGTATCTTCAAGACCGTCTATAGCAAAAACCACAACATGATTTGTTGGCATCGCACGAGCAAGACGTTCCCACCATTGGGTATTACGAAGACTGCCATTGGTATGCACACGGATTTCAATGCTAGGAGCATAACCGACAGCATACTCAATCATCTCTATTAAATCATTATTCAATAAAGGATCTCCAAAGTTTCCGCAGAAGTATAATGCATTAATTTGATCTAATACTTCTTGATTTATTGTGTGTCTAAAATGTTCAAGAGTCCAACTATTAATTTTGATCAAGGGATTATCGATACCGCCGTGGTGATTGCGACTACACATAGGGCAACTAGCCTGGCAGTTATTTGTTATTTCTAAATGTATTTGATGTAACTCGGAAAATTTAAACATTAATTATTTTTCTTTTAGGAATCTTACTGTCTGCACTACTTACACAAGTAGGAGTAATGCACGGTTTAGGCTCTTTAAACAAATCAAATCCAGTGAGTATATTTCCTATATTATTTTCCTTACAACTATAAGCACGTTTGACTTCAGTACCTCTTATTATAACACTTTGATATCCTGCATTGCAACCCCAACCTTCAAATTTATTAAAACCTAAAGCATTGAAACGCTCAGCTTGATCTATAAAGTAATTCTGGTCGCCATCTGTCAAACGTATTTGAAAACCTTCTTGTTGTTCAAAATCATTTTGCATTATAGTAATCATGTCAGGAGTGTACCCATCTACCACGGCTGTAGCTGTATCATTGCTTTGTGGTTTAAGTGTTACATTAATACCGCGAGCACGTAAACGTTCACAGCGTTCTAGTGTTTCAAAAAACTTTTCTGGAACCATTACTTGATTAACTGTTACATGAACACGCTCATACATCAGCTGTAAGCATTTATCCCCAAACTCTTGTTCCTTAGCAAATTCTGCGTGAAAGCTGGCAGTAATGCTTCTGCGTTGTAATAGCTCTGTACTGCGACACCAATTGTTCCACCATTTTGATCCAGGACTCAAGTTGGTTGTCATGTGTATACTTTGGTAAGAGCTTTCAAGTTCGTCTAAGTGTTTTACCAATTCTGGTAACTGTTTGTAAGCAGTTGGCTCGCCGCCACTAAAGCTCCAGTGGAATTCGGTAAAGCCGTTTAATCTGGCTTGACGCTTTATCTCATCGACTGTAGACTTATACACTTCTAAACTTTGATAGTCTAACTTGTCGCTTCGAGCGTAGGGCCAACAATAGCTACAATTATAATTACAAAATCTCCCAAGTATCCAACTAATGTTAAATAATGGACGATCCAACATAGTTTGCTGTCCGAATTGGACAATATTTTGGAAAGGTATTTGGTTAAAATTCATTAAGTGTATTTAATGTGAAGCAGGCACTGCTCAAAAATAATTGACACGGAACTCAAAAGGCAGTATAATTACATGGTAGACGTGAGTGGAACATGGTATACCTCCTCCTAGTAAGCTGACCCCCAGCTGAACGGAGGGACAAGGCTTGTGACTTAGTCATGCTTTGCAGGTTCGAATCCTGCCGTCTACACCATTTTAACTTAGGCACTGAAAGGCATTGTATGAAAAAGATTATATTGGCACTTATGTTTATTTCCACTACTGTATCTGCTGAGGAAACATTTGATGCTTCAAAACATTTTACCCAGACTACTACTATTACTCACGTAACAGTTGATAATGTCAGCGAGGCTTGCAATGCAGAGCGTGTCAAACGCGGCCAACCTACTTTTAAACAACCCAGTGCGGCTTGTAGTTTTTGGACACAAAACACTTGTTATATAATTACCAAGAAACGATTTACTATAGATGACCTTGGTCACGAGACACTCCATTGCTTTGCAGGAAAATGGCACCAATGAAAAAAGTAGCAAGTAGCCCTGAACGACATACCTTTCAAAAAGAAGGTGCGATTCGCCGGGCGGAAGAAGAAGGCGAAGAGCTTAACCAAGCCTACATTGACATGTGGGAACAGATTAAAATCGACGATGCCAACAAGATACACGATCCAGAGTGGCAAAAGAACAACATGGAGTATGAACTCCGTAGTTCTAAAGAAATGTGTGATAAAGTCAAGGCTAGTGACAACTATGCTCAAAATTTGTATGCGGCCATGTGTAATCAGGAATGGCGTAAACGAGAGCTGTGGCCTGAGATGAAAGAAGAAAATTGGGGTTGCAGTTGGCGCCATGCTGGCGGTATAATTGCTGATATGCGAGAACAAGGTGACTATATTGATTGGTACTGTAGCGGTATTGGTAATGAAGAACTGGGCAACGGTTTAGACGGCACTATACCGGACGTCACCGACGGACGTAACTATGTACCAGAAGGTCATGTAACTGAAGAAATTGAGTTGGATTTAAATAGATTAGGGTGGCGTCCAGTGCCATACACCGATGAAGATTGATACAGAACATTTACATTTTTGGATGAATGCCATACGGCAAAGCAACAACCCTATGCGTACACTCGATGCGTTTTGGGGCGGGCAGATGAAAAGTAAAGAATGGCTAATCGATAATTTAGAACCATTTATAACTAAACCTAGTCGAATTGAAATACACGGTGGATGGGTTGGTGTACTTGCTAGTATGATATTTCAAAGTAAAATACCTGTTCGTTATATTGCCAGTGTAGACATAGATCCACTATGCGAACACGTTGCTACTATGATGAATAAGATAGAAGAACAGGACGGACGCTTCAAAGCAATAACAGGAGACATGTGTACTGTTCCAGTTAACAGTGACGTTATCATTAATACAAGTTGCGAACATATTACGCAGGAGCAATATGATACTTGGTTAGAACGCATGCCAATAAATAGTTTGCTAGTCCTTCAAAGTAATAATTACAAGATAGCAGAACACATCAGGCTTGCCGAGTCGGTTGACGATTTTGCAAAACAATGTAAAATACAAGTTCTGTGGCAAGGTGAATTACAACTACAGTTATACAAACGATTTATGATAATTGGAACCAAATGACAACATTAACATTTACAGCTGAAGAAATTTTCGAAGACATTCCTGGAGATCCGGATAATGTACTTTTGAAACTTCCTCCAGAAATTTGCGAAGCACAGGGATGGAGCGAAGGTACTACACTTAATATTCAAGTGGAAGATGGAAAAATGATCATCAGTAAAGCATGAGTAAGGACGATTTACTGGAACTGACCGGGCAAGTCACTGAAGTGTTACCTGGCAATATGTACAGGGTACAGCTGGACGATAACCAACACATTATCCTGGCCTACTTAGGTGGTAGGCTAAAACAACATAAAATTAAAATTATTTTGGGCGATAAGGTCCGAGTGGAAATGAGCACTTATGACTTATCAAAAGGTCGTGTAACATATAGGTTATAAAATGAACACAGTAATGGAAACGGTATCCTCTGTTTGCAATCATGTTAGGCATAACAGCAAACACGGTGTAAGTTTCCAAAACTTGTTAACCATGCTACGCAGAGAATTTAGAGAGCGTGGATTCAATCTTAAAATAAAATCTAATAGAGACAAAGGTCTTGGCATAGAAGAGTTTTACGTTAACGCATATTACGACGCCGAAGACGATCAGAACAATGAAACTCCTATCGAAGTAGTTGTGCATCACAACTTTGAAAAATCTGCTGTTTGGGATCGAAAGCATACTACAGAATTTCTAATACAAATCTTTGATGCCACTGTACATGAATACAAGCATCAACGCCAAAGCATAAAACGTAAGTATCACGTATATGCCGAAAATGTCAAATCCCCTTATAAAGATTATCTTGCCGAAGATGATGAGCTAGATGCGTATGCACTTAGTATTGCTATTGAGCTTTGTCGTACTTTGGGGAAATTTAGGGCATTACGATACATGAACAGGGTGTCTGCACTTGCCAAATTAAAATTTAATGGCAGATACGTTAGTCCAAACTTAGCGGCTTATTTTGGACAGTTTGAATCAATTGATAATCCTTTACTCAAACGTCTTACCAAAAAGATATATGTACGTCTGCAAAAGATTGACACGGATGCTGTTTTCCTGTAAAATACAAAGTATAGCAACTACACACAGAGAGCAGAATGGCTAACAAAGAATTTCCTACGCAACAGGTTCTAGAGCTAGCCTGTGCGGCACAGCGCATCAACGGTTCTTACATTAAAGAAGCAGAAAACGTCTGGGCCGAAGACGGCGTCTTTATGTATTCTAAAAAGACCAATAAGATGCTTATGCTTTGTACACTGGATCATACTATTTGGACAGCTGATCCAAAAGATGCTCCAATGCCACTTAAAGTTCTGCCTGAAGATACCGCACAAGCAGAAGACATTAAAAAACATTTTCGAAAATTTATGTTCAGCGCCATAGAAGGTGAAAACGATTTTCAAACTAATATCAACACCATCCTATCTAGCGACACAGTAAAACAAAACCAATTTGGCTATGTGGCCTGTTTGCCCAGCGTTCATGTAAGAGATATTGCACAAACCAAAGTTAAACGAGCCGCACAACAGGTCGAGGAAGGTGCGTTAGCAGAAATTGGTAGCACAGTTAAAGATTTGGATGCAGAAATAATTTCATCAGTTAAGTCAAAAAACTTTGAAGGTTACAATATAGATGCTATAATATGCAATAAGATGGTATCTTGGATGAACAAAACGGACCTTAACTTAGGGCCTGCTGTAGTAGTCAAAGCCAAAGTTAAAGATTGTAACAAACACTGGAAACATCAAAACGATGTCACCAGACTACACTACGTAAAGGCGGTACAATAAATGGCAGGCAAAGCGAAATCAGTTTACTTAACAGTAACTACATTAGATCACAAATCAGTGTTTCACAGAATGTTTTTTAACGCACAACAATTTAACGATTTTGTTAAAACTGATGAGTTTAAGGCAAAGTATCCGACTACTGAATTTAAAATTATTAAAGAAGTTTATTAAAATGTATAAAACTATCTACACAGAAGTCGAAGTAGACGTTAATCTCAGCGACTTTGAAACAGACGACCTGATTGAAGAATTGGAGTCTCGAGGGTCAGGAGCATTGGACTATGGCGATGGTAAGGAAGTACTACAGTCAATTTTTGAAAAACGTAGGCTGGGCCAAGACTATCAACTAGAATTAGAAACATTAATCTACTTGGGATTAGGAAGGATTATATGAGCGGTTGGAATACAATTCAAAGAATTCGAAATATCGAAGAACAAGTTGACAAACTGGGCTTCAAATTCAGCAAGAGCAAACACAGCGATTGGACTGAAGATCATGGCGCTCTGAGTCTTGTGCCAAAAGATCACGAAGCATTACCAATTTACACACGTGATGCTGAACTGTTTGTAGGCAGTTTGGAACGATTGGAAGATTGGATGTCTGGTGTGCGTTGGGCACGTGAATATGATATGATGCTGAGGTTAAGCGATGAAAAGAAACGTGAAGCCGCAGAACAAAAGGAACGCAACCGACAATTGATGCGCACACTCAAAGAAGGCCGACGTGTGGAAGGAACTGTAGAATGACATACTCTTGGATTTTAATTATTGCTATGTACAGCCCTGCCGGAGATTTTCTAGGGAAGGATACTGTGGAGTTCGAATCCAAGAAGGCGTGTGAAGCAGTAAAAGTACAACTGCCTAATTTAGATAACCCGATGCGTGTTAAGCATAAGGGATTATGTGTAACCCGAGATCATTGGGAAGGTAAGAAACAAATGCCAGGAGTAGCATATGACTAAATCAAAACACAAACCCTACCAATGGATTGACGGGGAAACTGCGGATCGTATTACTAGTATGAACTTAAAAGACTATCGTGCGTATCTTAAAAAAGAATTAAAGCAGTGGAAGAAGAATCCTAAAAGCGATGCTAACCCTAACGGATACTGGCTACATCCAGAAGACGTAGGACTTAACATGCAAACTATTGCGGCACTGGATTTGATTATCAGTCATTTTCCAGAAACATCGGACGAGATAAAATGAAACAAGAACTAGACAAACTATTATGCGAGCGGTATCCAAAGATGATGGTCAACCGTAACAAGGACATGAAAGAAACTTGTATGTGTTGGGGCTTTGAATGTGGAGATGGTTGGTTCAATATTTTGGATCAGCTTATGGGTGATATTCAACATCACATTGACTGGAAAGAGAAACAGCGCAAGTGGGCTATGGACTATAATGAAATGGCCGCACAAGCAAAAGCAGGTAACTTTGAACTGTTTGAAGAAGCAAATAAAAGCCTTACTGACGAAGAATATAAAAATGAAAAACTGGCAGAAATCGTTGCCGGGGACTTTAGACAAGTACCTGACTCCATTCCGCAAGTAACATTAGACCAAGTTAAGGAAAAGTTTGGTACACTACGTTTTTATTACTCGGGCGGAGATGACTATATCAGCGGTATGGTAACCTTGGCAGAATCAATGTCAGGTGTTATCTGCGAAGAATGTGGTAATGTAGGCGAACGCCGTGGCGGCGGATGGGTGCATACATATTGCACACCATGTGAAGAGGCCCGTGAAGTTGCTCGTGCGAAGGCAGATGAAGAATGGGAACAGCGTAAATTACTTAAAGAAGGATTTGAAGAATGAGTACATTTTTAGAATGGTTCGGTCGTCATCGTACGACAATTGGATATACCGTAGGCGGTATAAATGTGTTAAATGGTGCGGCCAGTATCGCTCTCGGAGATACCTGGAGTGGTGTATTTTTTGTTGTGATAGGTTCAGCAATTATTCTTGATGCAAAGGTTTTCAAATGATCTCAATGAAAGAATGGATGGAATTGGTTGACTATAAAATTACTGAAGGTAGTGATTATGGTTGGAGTTGTTACGGTCCAAATGCCTACTGCCTAGATTCATGGAACGGCGTTCACGGCACTGGTGGCTACAGTTTTAGTATTACCTTTAGTACAAAGACACAAAAGGTCTACGAAGTCAGCATGTGTGATTACACCAATGACCGTGCTTACCGAATGATTAATCCAAAGAATCAGGAAAAGCACCGTAAAGAAGCCCTAGCTCGTAATGTCAATTTGAACGAAGCATGGGATTGCGTTGACTATGTTGATTTGGATGTGGTAGACGACTTTATACAGAAAGCACTGGCTATTCGGGCAGGCGAGGACTATGACACACGAGTGCAAGTTCAGGTTGACTTTTCGGATGAAGATCTGTTACAATATATGAAAATAGCACATGAACGTGACATTACTTTCAACCAATTGATTGAAGATGCGCTACGTCATGCTATTGAAGAAGTAGAAGCTGGCAATCTTACTAAAGAAGATGCCAAGCGTTTTATATTAGAGAGCCAGGATAAATCTTGGCCATTTGCGAAAGAAACGAACTATGAAGATCAAACTGGTATCTGACCTCCACTTAGAGTTCAGTGATATCAATATTGTTAATGATCAGGACTATGATGTCTTGATCCTGGGTGGTGATATTTGCATCGCCCAGGACCTCCATGACCATCCTGAACCCGCTAATACCGCGGATCAAGCCGCTATTGCGGCAGGCACTGGCTTGGGTCGTAGACAAATGACAGCACAGCGTTTCCGTGATTTCTTCAAGCGTTGCAGTTTTCAGTTTCCCCATGTGATCTACATCATGGGTAATCACGAATTCTACAATGGCAAGTTTTATGCTGGTATCGATTATATGCGTGACGAGTGCGCTAAGTATCCCAATGTATACATGCTTGAGCAAGATACAAAGATTATCGATGATGTTGTGTTTGTTGGTGGAACACTTTGGACCAACATGAACCGGCGTGATCCTTTGACCATGCATGCCATCGAAGGTATGATGAACGACTTTCGTATCATCCGCAACGACTTTAGAAACTATGCTCCTATGAGTGCGTTGGATGTTGCTGTACGTCACGACAAAACTCTTGCTTATATTAAGATTGTTCTTGAACAAAATAAAGATAAGCGTTGCGTTGTAGTTGGACACCATACACCAAGTTTCCACAGTATGCATCCAATGTATGCTAGTGATACATTAATGAATGGTGGATACCACAGTGATTTGAGTGAGTTCATTTTAGATCATCCGCAGATTCGGTTATGGACGCACGGACATACACATCATCCGTTTGATTACATGATCGGTAGCACAAGAGTTGTATGTAACCCACGTGGTTACGAAAACGATGGTTACAGCGAGGACACTGGCTGGAACCCAAATATTTTATTGGAGATTTAAATGAGTGAAGGAAATGTACCTACAATGACAGTATCTGAAATGGTCAGAACTACTGGAGAAAATACTACACAATTTATGTTGCAGGTCGCTGATCACATCGATACGCTAGAACGTCGAGTTGATGAGCTTAAGGCACGTATTACAGAATTGGAATCGGAACATAAAAATGGCGATGAGTAATTTGTCTGAAAGAGACTTGTCACTTTTTAAAAAGTGGCTTCGTGGTTGTTTAAAATTTGGGCCTGTTGATCTAACATTTATCAAAAAAGACGGCACCGAACGCATTATGAGATGTACAACTAATCCAACCGTTGTACTATTCAAAGATCCTTCTATCCTTGAATCTAAAAGAGAAAAGAAATCAAACGAAGATGTAATGCCAGTGTATGATTTAGAAAATAACTCCTGGAAGAGTTTTCGATGGGATAGTGTTAAACGTGTACAAATAACAATCGGAGAAGCAAATGCCCATATTAGTAAGACATAGCGATACCTGTGATGTAGTTAATGTGTCTAACACCAAAGTAGTGGAAGCAGTAATTCAAAACTTTATCGAGCATGAAACTCTTAATGTTGTACTGAATAAAAGTGTTAAATTAGGAATGAAATGGAATGGCAAACTTTATGAAGGTCATGCGGCTGGCATGAACTTTACTAGTGCTGGGCCGAGCATATCAAGGACCTCAACTACAGCAAGAGGGTAGTATGGCAAAGAAAAAAGTTACTAATGCTTACATGGCATATTTTGATACATTAGGATTTGAGTGGATCTTCAACGTAACTGACTACGAAAAGAAAAAATTCTGGGCAGTATTAAAAGGTGATGAGAAAGTTGACTTCCCCATACCCAGACATGCTATACTAAGGGCACAGGCTAATCCGCAACGTTTTCCAGAAATCTGGGCGTTTGAAAGTGAGATCAACCTAGATGAGCTTGAGGAATATGCTAGGGATACTCCGCAGGAATTAGCAGATGCTATTCGACGCTGTGGACAGAATGTATTTAAAACACCAAAAAATGAAAGTGTGATTGTATGAAAATTGGATTGAGTTATAGCCGTTGCATACGAGACATTGTTGACGGTAAAGTAAGTATCGACGATGTACTTGTTCTCATTGCTCGTACAGATTTTGATCCACATGATGACGAACAGTGGTCGGGTATTTGGATCGGTTATGGTGGGGGTACAGACAATGCTTACAGCAGTGGATTCTTTAGCCAAAGTAATCCCGAGTGGGCAGGTTATCACGACGAGGATCAATTCCGTAGTATCAGCATTGAACTTTGGGAAACTGGCAAGTTGCACCAGCCCCGTAAATTTGGAGCACACCCAAGACGCCGTCCAGAAATTTGGCTAGAAGCAGTTTTGCCAAATTCGGAACTATTGGCCAATCCAGCCGCAAAAGCCGCATGGGATAAGTTTCAAACTATTGCTGGTTTAACCAACGTGGAACTAGACGACCAGTATCGTTGACATTTTACATTGTTGGTGCTATACTAACAACATGAAATATTCCATAATTCTATCTGCGTTGTTAGTTGCTGGCTGTAATAATGCTGGCAGTGTTCAATCCTCCAAAATGTTAACCTATGACGAGTTGGTCAACTTCGATACCAAATGCGAATTGGTTGATAAACAACAATCGATGTTAAAAAGTATTTTAGAAAGAAAACACTTTGATACAGATCCAGACAAGTTAAATGACAACGACCGTGCATATAACAGTCGTTTGAAATCAACCATTTGGTGGTATGAGTATCGTTGTGAAAAAAAGCAACAAACAAATCCTACGGTTTCAGACAGCGATTTGGAATTTTTTAAATCGAAAATTAAACCAAGTCAAGTCAAATCTGAGATTACAAAGCAAGGTGATTGTCAAAGTCGACAAAGCATAGCCTTAGCCAAAGACGAAGTGATAAGTTCAAATACACTAACTGTCTGCGGACGTAAAGCTGATATGGAATTGGAACCAAAAGTTAAAATTGGTGAAACTGTTTTTGAAGACGATCTGCAAACAGTTCCCGAAATTAAACCTATGTATTTTAAACATAGGCATTCCAAATGCCGATTATTTCGAGAACGATACATGTTCCAAAATGTATTACAGGTGAACCATGGCGTTGTTTGCCAAATTGATCCAGATATGGATACCTGGCAAGTTATTGATAAATGGTAATCAAAGTTATTGACAACAACTGTAATATCGCATATAATATACACATGCACAACACACACAGAAAGGCATTTTTATGAAGGCATTCATAGCAGGTACGATCTTTGGACTAGTTCTAGCAACAGTTGGTTTTTCCGGCATTGCTCGTATGTTGGACAAAGGTGTAGACACAGTTAAAACACAAAGTACGGAGTTGGCAAAATGAAAATTTTTGTAGCACTAGTTTTGGCCGCTAACATGGCCGCTTGCTCGACTGTTGCAGGTATGGGCAAGGATCTTACATCAACTGCTGAATGGACCAAGGAAAAAATGAAATGAAAAAGACTCTATTGTTAATCCCTATCGTGGCTATGCTAGCCGCATGTGGTACAACTGACCCGTATTCCAAACGTGCTGACAACGAACGTGAACGTCAAGAGCGTCAAATTGAACGTAGTATCGATAAAGCACCTAAATGGATGTTTGAACTTCCAATTAGCAATAGTGCTGTTTATGAAAACGGTACTGCTATTAGTGGCGATTGGATGATGGCCGATGCTAAGGCTAAGGCTACTGCTTATGGCAAGATTTGTATGATGGCCGGCGGTACAGCAAGTCAGCGTACAAAAATCTATCGTACAGACAGCGAAGCTACATCGACAGAACTGAGTGAACAGGCAATTCGTACTGGTTGTAAAGAAGTCGATCTAACTGGTGTTGAAGTTAAAGAACACAAAGTAGTTCAAGAAGGCAATCGTTATCGTACATACGTACTAGTAGTATTGCCGACAGGTGATGCAAATATTCTACGCAAGTACAAAGATGCGCAGAAACAACGTGATATGGCCGCAAAACGTGCTCCTGAAGCATTTAAAGAATTGGATCAACAGTAATGTTTGGATTATTTAAAAGCAAGGAGCAAAAAGGACTAGAGCTCCTTGCTAATCTAGCGCAAGCTAACCATAGCAATCCTAATCCCGATTCACCAGCTTTCATGACAGGTGTTACTCCTACAGGTAGTATACAACTTAAAGTTGGTAATTCTACTATTACTATGGATGCCCAGACTGTAGCATTTCTAATTACACAATTAGCCGCTTGCATACAAGGCAAGTTTCAAGTAGAAGTTAAAGAAATTATACAAGAAAAATAAAATGATTAAAGAATTTATGAATATAGTAGAGGCCGCAGAAGGCATCACCGACAAATGGTTTGCTCACGGTAGTTTCGAAACCTATAAGCATCCTACACCAATTCATTATAAAACTGCCATTGCACCTGGTACGATTGAAACCCTGGAAGGTCCGGTTGACTATCAAGCAGGTCACAAAATCATCACAGGGCCAAAAGGCGAACAGTACCCAGTAAATCCTCAAAAATTTGCTGAGTACTATGATGACAATAAGGATGGTACTGCTACTCCTAAGAAGATTCATAAACATGCCAAACTAGCAGACCACGATGGAGTGGTGCATGCCAGCTGGGGTGATTTGAATTATAAGGCAGGTGAAGACTACATTGTAAAACATGGTCCGGGCGATTATGGTGTAGTCAAGAAAGATATCTTTTTCAAAACTTACGACACATCAAAAATTAACTAAAGGTATAAGATGTTTAATTGGTTTAAGAAACCTGAATATAAAAATGTAGTACCGTTTCCAAAACACGAAGCAGTTCCGTATATTGAACCTCCTAAGAAAGCGGAACAAGAATACTACAGTATCGGAGTAACTAGTGAAGGTAAGATGACTTTTAAAACAGGTATTACTACACTTACTATGACTCGAAAAGGATGTGAGGATTTGATCGAACAACTCACAGTATTCAAAAATCAAATGCACGAGGAACAAGAATGAAATTTTTTGAACCTTTGCGTGATGACCTAATGGTGCAACAGCAGATCACCAATAGTTGGGAACATATGGTTGGTGTCATCATGCTTAACCAAACAGGGCGCAAGCCAGTTAAAAACACATTACCAGAATTCCTCTACTGGTTTCCGACACCACAAGCATTGATAGCCGCTGATGAAGATTTTGTTAAAAGCATCTTAGAGCCACTGGGTATGGCAAATGTACGCTATAAACGTCTTGTACAAATGAGCCGAGATTACTTGACCTGGGACGGAGATGATGCTACAATGTTATATGGTATTGGAAAGTATGGTAGCGACAGCTACGAAATATTTTTCAAACAGAACTATTCTGTAGAACCCACAGACAAAGAATTAAAACGATATTTACAAGAGGAAATTTAATGCCTAATTTAGTACCAATGGTGATCGAGCAAGAAGCTCGTGGAGAACGCAGTTACGACATCTACAGTCGACTGCTGAAAGATCGTATCATAATGTTAGATACAGATGTGAATGAACACACAGCAAGTTTGTTGGTGGCCCAACTGTTATTTTTAGAAAGTCAAGGCAATGAAGACATTCACTTTTTCATTAATAGCCCTGGCGGTGGCGTTACCGCTGGTATGGCAATTTACGACACTATGCAGTTCATCAAGCCAGATGTCAGCACCATCGTTATGGGACAGGCTTGCAGTATGGGTAGTTTACTCGCCACTGCTGGCGCTCCTGGCAAACGTAAGATTCTACCAAACGCTCGTCACATGATTCATCAACCCTCGGGTGGTGCTGGTGGGCAGGCTACAGACATGCAGATCCAAGTTGAAGAGATTATCAAAATGAAACAAAATCTTACCCAGATTTATGTTACTCATAACAGCAAAGGCAAGACATTTGATCAGTTCAAAAACGACATGGAGCGTGACAAATTCATGGGTGCGCAGGAAGCTGTTGACTACGGATTGGTTGACGAAATCATAACAAAACGTCCGTAAAGTACGCACATAACTGAAATCCGTAGTATACTATAAATAGCTATGTCTAGGAGTGTACTATGGCCCAGTTACCATTTGATTGGTCGGAATTAACCCGCAGTAACTTGTACTCTATGTTCTATTCACTTAACGGTGAAATAGTGGGCAAAGAGCTATCTCCTAGCCAGATCCAAAAGCGCATTATTCGTCACATAAAAGCTCACATACCCATTAAGCTCAAAAAATGCGTATATGCACCTACTACAAAAGGTTTTGTTTTTATGGGTGGTGTGTACTACAGTGATTTGGATCGAAAACATAAACCTGCAATCGAAGTTAATTTCAACTACAATCCCGAGGATAAAAAGTTACGATTGACCCAGCATCGTTTCAAACGTATGGCCATTCGTTTTGCCGATGTGGTGCTACACGAAGTTGTACACATGCGCCAATTCCGTAGTCGCAATTTTAAAAATATACCCGGATATCAAAGTACAGCTGAATACGCCAAAGAGCGTAAAAAACAAGAGTACTATGGAGATAGGGATGAAATGGGCGCACACGCATTTAATTGTGCTTGTGAATTGATTGATCGTTTTGGCTACGATCCTACAGCTATTGCCCGATACTTAGATTCAAATCAATGCCGTAGACATAAAAATTCCACTTGGGAAGATTATTTGAAAGCATTTGATTGGAATCACAATCATCCGATTATACGTAGAATGAGAAACTTAATTCTTCGTAATTTGGAAAATGCCTACCACGGTAAACCATTTAAGACAACAAATCACTTGACGTACTGATAATTAGACTGTATAATATAAACTTATACAGTTAACTATCGGAGTAATTATGAGCGTTTGCGCAAGCCATATTTGGGATTTGGAAAGTCATCCGAGTCGTCTCAACAAAGAAGCAATTATCTTAGCTATTGCCCAATCCGGAAATAAGGAATTTTTTGAAGGTTGTCGTTTAGCTCTTGACCCAATGATTACTTTTGGCATTAAACAAGTTCCGGAGAAAACAGATGAAGATGGTGCTGGCTTACCTTGGGATAGTTTTACTCTCGCTCTTACTGGCTTCGTTACACGTCAAGTTACCGGTAATACAGCACGTGATGTGATTGCCGCTATGATGAAGTCAGCCACTAAGAAAGAATGGAATGGTTGGTATCGTCGCATACTGATCAAAGACTTGCGTTGCGGTACAAGTGAAAAAACAATCAACAAAGTAGTGGAGAAGAAATATGCTGACTATGCTATTCCTGTATTTGGTTGTCAGCTTGCTCATGATAGTGCTAATCATGAGTCAAAGGTATCGGGCAAAAAACTTATCGAAGTTAAACTCGATGGAGTTAGAGTCATTACTATTGTACGTAGTGATGGTCGTGTGGATATGTTCAGTCGAAATGGTAAAGAACTTGCTAATTTTCCGCACATTGTAGAACAGATCAGTGCAGTGGTCAAAGCAAAGAGTACAAGTAAAGATATGGACTTGGTACTAGACGGCGAGATCATGTCGTCCAGTTTCCAAGACTTGATGAAGCAAGTACACCGCAAGGACAATGTAGAAGCAGGTGATGCCGTACTTAACTTGTTTGATGTGTTGCCTTTAGAAGATTTTGAGAATGGCTTTTACGATAAAGATCAAACTACTCGCAGTAGCATGGTCAAATTCTGGGTGGAACAAAATCAAGCATTGTTACCCAATGTGACTTATGTAGCTAACGAACTAGTTGATTTGGATACAGAGGCGGGTCAAAAGCGTTACAAAGAAATCAATGCCAAGGCAATTGCCGGCGGCTACGAAGGCATTATGCTTAAAGATCCAGAGGCTCCTTATGAATGTAAGCGTAGTGTTGCATGGCTGAAGTTAAAGCCTTTTATTGAAGTATCATTGGAGGTGGTTGATGTCGAAGAAGGTACAGGAAAAAATATTGGTAAACTTGGTGCATTTGTGTGCGAAGGTGTTGATGACGATAAAGCAATACGTGTTAATGTGGGATCCGGTTTTAGTGATGTTAATCGTGATGACTATTGGAGTGACCGTAGACGCATTGTTGGGAACATCGTCGAAGTAAGAGCAGATGCTATTACACAAAATCAAGACGGATCGTACAGTTTAAGGTTTCCACGTTTCAAAGGTTTTAGAGGGTTTGTTCCAGGAGAAAAAATATAATGACTAATGCATTTAGAGATCAAGAAAAGTTTATGAAGGCTTGCGGCCAAACAGTTGGCGGAGAGTTTGACGAAGCTCAATTTAATATGTACATTGGGTTGATCGAAGAAGAAGCAAGAGAACTAGCCGATGCTATCGAAGCTCATGATCAAATAGAAACACTCGATGCACTTATTGACATTTTAGTTGTTACTATTGGTGCTATTCATAGCATGGGCAGTGATGCCGAGGGTGCATGGAAAGAAGTTATGAGTACAAACTTTGCCAAGATTGATAAAGAAACAGGTCTTGTACGTAAGCGTGAAGATGGCAAAGTACTAAAACCTTTAGGATGGGAACCGCCCAATCTTAAACCATTTGTGTAAGATGAAGAAAAATCCTAAGCTAGCCATTGCTGTAATGATAACTACTGCTATAATAGGCATTGTATATTACACTCCTTCATCTTCTGTTAGATTTTTTTGTTCGAATGACAGAGTCTTTATTGAATTTGAAGAGTTTGGTAAAGTGTGGGGATCTATGTGGTTAGATGATAGTGGAGCACCTGTTAGTTGTAATAGCAAGACTAAGACAAAAGCCACTATTAATAGTACAATTTAAGGAATAAAAATGAGAAGTCATTATTGGACGATTGGAAAATTCGCAGACTGGTTGCGTGGTACGCCCAAGCTCAAGTGCGGCACTAGTGAGGAGTGGGATGCCTGGACTGATAAGGCTAAGGCCGCTCATCCCATTCGTTGGTGGATCGCTGAAGAAGGCCTAGATCACCTTCAAAAATTTGTATACTACATACCGGATAAATTAAATGATGTACGCTATTATATTAATAATCGCTGGGTTAGCCACAGCCATGCTCTTACAGCCCATCCTCGCGACATACAACCAGGTAGTTGGAGTGATGTTGGCAGTCGTTTTCTTCCTTGTCTTTTCAATGAGCTTGTGGACTTTGTTGAAATAGAACAAGCATGGCATCACTGCATGTGGAGCGATGATGCTAAGACTAAATTTGATGTGCCTTGGTGGCGCAGTGGTTGGTTGCGTTGGAGAACTTGGCGCAATGCAGAAGCTGGGATGGAATATCTCCGTTGGGCAAGCGAACTCACTGTTGGAGAAGACATGGGTGCTACTCCTGGGGAGAAAGGATTTGGTGAGCCGACTTACCAAGCCAACGCCGCTAAGGAAATTATCGAGCTATACACTTGGTGGACTGTGACCTATCGCAACCGTCCAGACCCATATGAAGCAAGTGGCTGGACTGCGGCCTGTGAAGCACAACGGGCGGCGAATGGTGGCAAACTAAGTTTCAGTGCCGAGAAAGATCCTGTACTTAAAAAGCAAAGCGATAAAGCTCACAAGCTACTTCAAAAGATCGAAGCGAGCTATGAAGCAGAAGATGAGGCCATGATGATTCGTCTTATCAAAATTAGACAAAGTCTTTGGACCTAATGAAGGGCGATGAAGTAACTAGTGTAAACGGCCGCTTCGAATCAAAATATTTAAAT